CGGAACAGCACGTCCTTGAACGAGTCAACCGCGACTTTCCACGGCTTCACGTTGTGCCGGTTCTGACGCTTCGACCGCTTCAGCACATAATCGCGTTTCCCGCCTTGGCCGTCGGACGCGTACACCCCGGCCGCCTCTTTCCCGCGAACGTACTTGTAGACCTCCTGTTGCAGGTACCCTTCGTCGACCATCATCGTCGCGATCCGCATCGTCCCACCGGACTGCGTACGGTACGGCCTCGTGCGCAGCGCCTCGAGCGTCTGCCAGACGTCTGGCCGCTCCGGGTCGCCGTAGATCCGGTGGTGCGCGATCACCCACGCCTCTTCGCGAATCCCCCACCCCATCACCTGCAACTCGAGGCGATCGACCTGCACGTCGACGAAGGCGGTAAGGATGCCGACACCGTCCGGCACTTCGGCGCTGATCCGCTCTACGCGTCCCTCGAGGTTGCCGGCATCGAGCTCGGCGTGCTCGCGGTCCTCCCACGGTTCGGCGAGCACGAGGTTGTAGAACGCGCGCAGTGCATCGGTGTCATCACTGATCTCCAAGAACTCGCGGACGAGGCGTGGCCACTCGGAGCCTGGCAGCGTGATGGTGAGTGCATTGAACCAGAAGCCAAGTGTGCGAGTTCCGGGGACGCGGACCGGCTCGCCGCTATCCGTGAGATAGCCGCCACCCTTCGACGCAGCTGCCCGCTTTACCATGTCGGCCTTATCGGCCTCTTCGATAACACAGCCGTGCGCTTCGCAGACGTAGTGCGCGGTGTCGGGCCGGTGCACAGTGCGACCGTGGAGGATTTCGCCGTCCTTCAGGACGTACGTGTCCGGGTCCACCTCCTCCTGGTCCCATTTAATGCCATACGGCGTGTCACGGCCGCCCCAGCGGAGGACCTGCATGTGACCGCAGTGCGGGCATGGTACGTGGAAGCGCCCGCGCCGCTCCATCCTCTTGTAGAGCGTGTGAATGCGCGCGTTGACCATGGTCGGCGTCGACACCCACACCAGCTTGCGATCGACAACGCGGTCCGTGCGGCGACGGATCAGCGTGACCTGGTCACCTTCGTTGTTGGCCCCCCTCCCCGCCGTGTCGTCCCAGCCATCGACATCGTCCGAGAACACGACGCCGATCGTGACCATACGGAATCCCCGACCGGAGTTCGAGCCGACGATACCGAGCGAGCCGCCTGGAAACGCCTTCTCGAGGATCGTGTTCGACGTCTGGCGTGACCCCTCCTCAAGCTTGCCGTGCAGCTTCGGCGTCGCATCGATCATCGGCTGCAGCTTCTTCTTTGACCACTTCTCCGCTTCGTCGACGCTCGGGATCACGACGAGCATCGAGCGCGGCTCCTGGTCCATGTGGTAGCCGATGAGGTTCAGGCCGATGCCCTCCGTCGCACCGGCCTGCGAGTTCTTCATGATCGTCATCTCTTCGAGGTCGGGATCAGAGTAGGCCTCGGCGATCTCGATGAGGTGTGGCGTCTGGTCGAATCGGAATGGCGTCTCGTTCGGCCACCGCCGATACCGCTCCGCCCACTCCCTGAGCGTCAGATGCGGCTTCGGGGTGAAACATCGCCAGGCCCGGGCCTCGGCCTCGGCAGCGACCGCCTCGGCTTCCTCCAGGTCAAGCAACGCCGACGTCATCTGCTCCTCCTGCCTGCTCCTGCAACAGCTCCTGCACCAACGGCCTTAGACGCGCCTGCGCCTGCCGCACCGTCTTGATCTTCAGGAGATGCGGCGCCCACCGGCCGGGGATCGCCGCGATCAGCGCGTTCGCCCGTTCAGCAAAGGCGGCGCACCGCCGCTCATGCACCGCCACCGGGATCAGCTGCCTGCGACGTTCCGCCAGCTCGAGCTCGGCCTTGTCCGCCTGGGCCGCCGTCTTCCTCGCAAGTGCGGCGTAATACGCCTCTTCGTCGCTTCGCGGCTGCTGTTCGGCACGCTCCCGTTCGAGGGCCCAGGCGACACACTCCGCGATGTCGTATGACGCGTCCTCGCGCCGTGGAAACCCCTCGTCGTGCCAGCGCTGGATCGTCCTCGTCGAGACTGAGAACACCTTCGCGATCACCGCTTGGCTCACGACCAGCTGCGACGACGACATCCTAGAATCGCGACCTTGTGGCTAGTGACCCCGAGCACTCGCGCGTTACCCATGCCGAGTTTTCCACAGAAGAACCTACTACTTTTTTCTGTGTGCTATAGTGGCGGGGGGTAGGTAGCCTCACGCCCCATAGCGAGCGCAGCTCGCGACCAGTGCTGGGTTGCGCGCGACCCTCAGTGCATGTTTGAGCACGCGAGAACGCCGGGCGCCGCGCGCCAACTCGATCTCCGACCCGTCCAGCATGCGGATCGTGACAGCCCACTCGGGATACCCCCACGGCTCGAGATACCGGACGTTGACCCATGCTGCGCAATGCCCCTGTGCGTCCCGGTACGCTTCGCGTATCCGCCTGCACCGCCATTGAGTGAACACCTGCGGTTATCCCCCCCCTACCGTAGCACGTCCATGCGGGCGATCCGTCGAGCTGCTTTGCTCGCACCGATGACCACCTGCCCACGGTGCCGCCCGATGTTCGCGGTGCGTCCCGCACGGATGACGCGATCGAAGGCCTCGGCAAACGTCGTCGCGAAGCTCGCGCGTACGCTGTTCGTCACCGTCTCCTCGAGCTCGAGTCGGCTGTCGATCGAGGCCTGCTCGGTGAAGCGGTAGAGCGTGCGGATCCGGAGATCGCGCACCCTGCGGGTGGTGATGTCCGAAGCCAGGCGTGCGCCCTTCCTCGACCCACCGCCGGAGCTAGTACGCTGGTAGATCCCGCCTGTCTTCCCGTCGTGGCTGCGGATCATGAACGTACGCCGGTCGCCACGGTACACAGTTGCCTTCGGCCCACGCCCCACCAGCTCGAAGTTGAACGCCTTCGGCCGCTGGGCACGCCCGACCACACCCGTCTTCCCTCGGCGTGCCTCCACCGGGATCGCGAGCCGTCCGCCGTCGCGCGCCTGCTTCACACCACCGTCCTCGAACTTCGAGAGGATGTCCGAGCGGCCGCCCGGGGGGTCGATTTTGATGATCGCCTCGAGTCGGTTCTTCGTGGAGAACGGCGAGATCTTCACGTTGCGCTCAACCCAGGTCCGCCGGCGCACGGTGAACCGCATGAGCATCTTCCTGCGCTGATCGGCCTGGGCGATCTTCGCTGATTCGTTGATTGCGAGACTGGTCACGAACGGCATCTCGTGACGCAGGTGGTTGTGGGCTTGGATGACGTCTCGCACGTCGATCTGGATGTCTGCGATCATGGCCCCATCTCTCGCGCGACAAAGTCAGCGTGCAACCCCATGTCGGTGATCAGCTCGTCGATCTCTTTCCCGTCCACCACGGCCGCGTACTCGTCGGGGAAGATGCGCAGCACGACGCACCGGTTCGGGACAGGCGTCCAGATTGCCAGCACGCGTTCCTCGCAGCGCTTCTCCCTCCCGCTGCGTCGGAACTGGCAGGTGTGGAGGGCCATTCCGCGTGGTGGCACACTGACACCGTGCATCAGGTGGCCCTTCGGGCAGATCAGCTGACCGGGGTGGCAGAAGTACACGATCCGCAAAACGGATGGTGGGTACTGTCCCCTGCCGTCTGGCGTGACGCTTACTGGCATGCTGCCCCGAACACAAATGGGCCCAGCACCACGCACACGCCCTCTGGTGCGGGGTGATGGGCCCTGGCCACAATCAAACCTCTCGACTTCAATTCTTCCTACCCCGCCTGCAGGTGCAAGGATTTCGTTTGGGATCCGTCAGTTGAGCCGCGCGTACGCCGCCTCACACTCGTCCACCGACCGCGCGAGAAGGTACACGCCGCCACTCGCAACCACATAGCTCTGGAATCGCCTCTGGACATCGCTCTGCACGCCGCGCTCGCTCTTGCATTCCACCCACCAGTCGGGCCGGCCCGGCGGCCACATGATGAACAGATCGGCCAGCCCCTCTTCAACGCGCGTCGTCGCGTGTCGCCGGCCGAGCTCCTGGCCGCAGTTCTTGCAGCGGCTCAGCCGATAGCCCTGCTCGAAGTCCAACACGCGCACTGCACCTCGTGTGTACGCCCATGCAATGATCTCCCGGCGCACCTCCTTCTCGGGTTTCAGGAGCCGGCGTGTACGTGCAGGTCTCTTCTCCTGATCCTTCCGCCGCTGCTCGACCTCCGCCGTGATCTTCCCGCGCATGTGCTCACCGATCGACGGGTGACGTGCCAGTTGCTCCAGCTGATGCAGCGAGAGGTCTGGGAAAAGTATTTCGCGCGGAATACTCAACGCTCCTGCCCCCCGGTTAATCGATCGCCTGCTCGACGGGGCCCTGCTGCCAGGGCTTGCCGCACTGCGGGCACACGGCAGGGTGGACGATGTATCCGATGAGCACGCGACCGTCCGACTGCTCTTCGCGTTTCGTGCTCGAGCTGAAGAGCGGCGGGACATCATGGTTACACTGACGCCAGAAGCGGATGAATGCACCGCTTGAGCGCTTCGGGTTAAGTCGCGCATCGTCCTCGCGGATCCGCTGCGCGACCTGCGGTGGGATTTCGTGCTCACTCATGATTGCGCCTCATCCTCCAGATCCCGGTCGTCGGGCGCGGCTAACCCGTTCAGTGCGATGTGTGCGAGCCATATCGCCGGGGTCGTCGCACGCCGCCCGGCAATGCGCAGGTGCAGGTGCGCCGCCATGAGCGGTCGGCTCACGCGCATCGCCGCCGCCATCTCGCTCGCACTGGCCTCCGGCAGCAGCCAGTAGTCCGGGCCGAACACGGCGGTGCGTCGCTCACT